GGTGGTGATGTTTGGCGCTGCAGCTTGAATACGTGCTGACATTTCAGCAAAAGCGCTACCGCCTTGTACTGATGCTGCCAAAAATTCGGCTGCTGATGGCAACTTAAAACTGCGTGCTTGCGCGTACAATGGTTGTGCCATTGGTGCGGCTTCGATAACTGCTGGGGCTTCTACTGGCTGTGACATTTCGTTATTCTCCTCTACGGGTTCCTGTTCACTATTTAACACTACTTCGGTTTCCTCTTGGTGGATACTGGCCGCCACGCGATCTACCGACGCCCCGGCAAACGCACCAAAAGGCACGAGGCTTAATTCTTGCCACGATGCCTCGGCAATAACCATGGTGCCGTTTTCGTCGTAACTAAATTTGGTTGGGTTTACGCCTACGGATACTGCGTCTAAAACGCCATCTGCAGCCAATACCAGCGCCTCGTTACCTAGCGTGGTTTCGCTAATGCGGGCCTCATACATCATGCCGCCGGGTGTATCCACCATGGCGGTAACTAATCCAACTGCCTGCGTGCTGTCATGGCCTAGGTACAGTTTCGGCATTTTGCCACCGGCATTAAGGCTGCCGGGCATAAACATAACTTTAGTGCCATCGCTTACCGTGGCTTCCACGTTGTAAGGCAACGCCAACCCGGCAAGGGTGCGGCGTGGCATACCGTCGGGGCCTGCTGCGTCGAGCGTTAATTCTTGTTGGGTTAATTTAAGCATTTGGCATTACTCCCGTTTCTGCGGTGTCGTACTTTTCGTTTTCGTTTTCCATTAAATAGTTTTCGCTTAGGTAATCGTCTATGTCAAATTTGACATAGGTTCCACGCGGTAAAACATTGTCAGCGCTAAGCGTTTCGCTGATGCAATCCATAAACAATTTTGCGCCGAACATGTAAAGATCTTGGCGGGCTTGCGTGCTGTTTTGATAACTATATGAACCAGTAGCAACGCCCAAAAGGTAAGGCGGGCAGTTAGCAAGGCGCGCAATTTCTAGCGCCTGATATTCCGATGCCTCTACCAGCATTTGTTTGCTGGGGTCTGTAGTTGTTTCTGTGTAGGTAACAAATTCGTTAAGAGCCGCAACGGTATTGCTAAGACGCGCGGCCTCAAAACTTTGCGACAAATTCTGCAATTCCTCGGCGCTTAAAGGCTCGCCGCCAACTTGACGCAAAACGCCATTAGGCAAACTGTTTGCAGCTGATCGCAACCTGGCGCCTTCAAGTTTTAGCGATGTTAAAACAGCGTTAGGGCTTGTGTATAACAAACCTTGTATAGGGCTAATGAATTGCACGACGTCGCGGTGATCTACTGGTAAACCGCTAAACATAATTTGTTTAGAAGGCGCAAAAAATACTGGGCCTGCCTGATCTTGCGTTAATACCATTGCACTAGGCATACGTTGAAACGCCATAGGAAATCCGTCAGCCGATCTCTTTGTGACCGCCAAAAAAGCCCGCTGGGTAAAAAATAAATCATCAAATAACCATGCAAATAGTGTGCTATTTGGTAACGCCGGGTCAAGACGTCGCAACCAGCTGCGTGGCGCAATGTCTACCTCTTCCATTTCCTCGCCGTTCCACATTTCGTTATACATTTTTAGCGGCGTGCATCCAATGACGCTGGCGAGTAGATCACGCGCTCGAGTAATTGCCGGCACACTCATTGCACGTTGGCGGGTGTTGCCCTGTGTGTACGCATAGAAATTGTCTATTTGTGACATGCCAACATTGCTGCCGGCTGCAGCTTTTACTACAGGTTGCGCGGCTTCAGTTGTTGCGCGTGAGAAAAGGGCCATGGGTTTAGTTTGCCATATCTGTTAAATGTTTGGTGGCATCGGCTGGGCCTTGACAATTCCCGACGAAAAGGCGAGGTGACATCCAGCCGATACCGCAAACGATATTAGCGGTTAGCGCTAACTATTATGGGTTTGCCTATAGCGGTGGGTTTGCCTACTAACGCAACAGCAAAAACAAGCGCCCTGGCCATACAGATTGCGCCGGGTGATCGTTGGGAACTAATCACTATGTTGCCGTTATGTTTTACCAGTACGGCGCGCTCGACATGTTCGCTAAGTAAATGTTCGCCGTTATGCAATAGTCGGCCTTCAAGAATTATTGACCGTGCGGCAGCTGTCCAGCGGTTTAATTCACGGTAGCCAACAATGACGCTACGCCGGCTTAAATGCGGTGGGCAATGCACCTCTAACGATGGCACGATAGCCAGTTTTATGTTTGGTGATCGGGCTATTTCGGTTTCAACGTGGCGCCACATTTCCGCCATGGTGTCAGCCACAAACGATGTTACGACATGGGTTTTATTTCCCGAGATCACGGCGCGCACCCCGTAAAACAGGGCGTTATCCTCGCCTACCTCTACAGCCAAGACACCGCCAGCGGGTGCGGTATCGGTGGTGAGACATGCAGCAAACTGCCCCGGCTCGAGCCATGATGAGGCGCTGGCAGTCCACGTATTAACCGACGATCTAAGAAACGCATTGCGGTTGGGCGCTTCGCTTTCGCCTTGGATTACTTCCATATCCAAGGTATGCCCTAAAGCGGGGTTGGCGTAAGCCCATGCAGCTGGGGTCATTAAATCCATAGTGGCGGGGTTTGGTGACCACTCGGCAAAATATAAAGCACCTGGGGTTTTTGCGTCTATTGCGCGTAAGCCCTGTTCACGCCATCTAAGCATGGCCGTACTTGACTGATCGCCAGCGGTAGACCACATACTGCATAAAGGGTTTTTGCGCGCACGTTGCGTAGGTAAAAGTCCCTGATCTATGGCTTCCTCGGATACCGCCCACGCCTCATCTATTACCAGCAAATCCACGCTGTAACCATGACCTGCACCGGGCGTAGCTGCACGCACATGCCAAATGCTGCCATCGGGCATAGTGAGTTTTTGCCGGCCATAAGACCATGAAACCTCGGCCCCAAATTTGGCCTCAAGTACTGGCGCCAAATAATTAAACAACGCGGTGGCTAGGTCAAGTTTGTGCGCGACGCTAATAACGGTTTGAGGTTGCCCGCGCTCTTTTCCCTGTGTTGCAAGCCACCAACCAATAAGGCTGGCAATAGCAACGGTTTTGCCGTTTTGCCGGGCAACGGAAACCAACGACACTCGAGGCCGTGCGCCATCATCAGCAACAGACGTTTGCCCATGCAATGCGCGCAACTGCCATGGTGGATAGCGAGGGCGGCATGCTTTACGAGGCCCGCATTAGCGAAACTACCTTAGGTAACGAGGCGTTGGTATTGGCTGCAGATGGCGTTTTAGACGCTGTATCGGTAGGCGTAAACCCCACCAAATTTAGTTACGACGAAAACGGCACGATGATTATTTCTGAGGCTAGTTGGCAGGAATTATCGCTAGTGCCCTACGGCGCGTTCCCGGGCGCCTCGGTAGATCGCGTATCGGCCAGTATCCACCATGAGGAAACTGAAGTAGTGTTAAATAGTGAACAGGAACCCGTAGAGGAGATTAACGAAATGTCACAGCCAGTAGAAACCCCAGCAGTTATTGAAGCGGCACCAATGGCGCAACCTTTGTACGCACAGGCGCGCAATTTTAAGTTGCCATCAGCAGCAGAATTTCTCGCAGCATCGGTACAGGGCGGCAGCGCGTTTGCTGAAATGTCAGCACGTATTCAAGCTGCAGCGCCAAACATCACCACCGCTGATACGCCTGGTATTTTGCCAGAAATTATTACCGGCAGCGTGTATGACGGACTAAACCCGATCAGGCCTTTTGTTACCGCAATTGGTACGCGCGCTATGCCAGGTGCAGGTGCAACATTTCGCCGCCCAAAAATCACGGTACGCCCAACAGTTACCCAGCAACCTACTGGCCAGTTGAACACGCTCGACCCAAGCACCGTTACGGTGTCGAACTCGGATATTTCAAAACTAACTTTTGGAACCTACGTCACCATGTCCGAACAAGATCTCGATTGGACAGACCCAGCAAGCATTAACATTGTGCTTAACCAGTTGGCAATTGCTTACGGTCAAGCAACCGACAACTACGCAGTAGATACTTGCTATTCGGGCATCGTGCAAAGCGAAACCGTAACCGACAAAACAAAACCAGCCGATTGGTTGGCAGCAATTTACGGCGCCGCTTATCAGATCAGCGCAAGCAGCAACTACCTGCCTACCCACTTTTTTGTAGACCCAACCACCTGGTACCGTCTCGGAAAATTGACGAGCACAGACGGCACCCCGGCGTTTCCATTTGTGGGCGCGCCAAACATGAACGCAATGAACGCGCTCGGCACCTCATCAGCAACATCATGGAACGGCACCCCATTGGGCCTTACCTTGGTAGTTGATAAGAACATGGCAGCCGACACCGCATTTATTGGCCATGCTGCTGGTGATGCTGCAGGGTTCGAGTTCTACGAACAGCAAAAGGGTGCAATTTCGGTAGACGTGCCAAGCACATTGGGCCGCACAATCGCTTACCGCGGTTACGCAGCTGCATGGATGGCAGACGCTACCAAATTCTGCAAACTCGTTTAATCGGAAAAGAGGCCAGTTATGGCCGCTTACACGGTCACACATAAACAGTTACTTAGCAATTACGCGGTACTGCAAACCCTTACACCTAATGATTTAGTTGTAGGCGGAAGTTTTACGGTTGCTTCCGTTGCAGTACCGTTTAATGGCACGTTCACGGTTTACGATTTACCCGAATATTTGTTTATTGGCGTAGACGATCAGGGCGATTTACTTTTTGACTACGAAATACCTGTACCTAATCAGGTGCTATACAAATGCACCGGCACAGACGTACAGCGCACCGCCTCAACTGGCAGCATTACATTTACCCAAACCTGCACATGGGTTACCGCTGCACAAATTGAAGACTGGCTAGGCATCGGTACAGCCTCGGCGCTTGACACCACGTTTCTAACCCAATGCGCGGCAGCTGCAAACAGCCTGGCATTTACTCGACGCCAAGAGGCAGGTTACATAGACAGCCTTAGTACGTCACCTAATGGGCAGGTCACACTTGGCACCATTTCTTTAGGCGGTTTCTTTTATCGCCAGCGCGGTGCTGTAACTGACTTTGCATCGTTTGACGGTTTGGCTGCCGGGGCGTCGGTTGGTTTAAGCCCTGCAATTAAAATGCTGTTGGGTATCCCTAAACCAGCGGTGGCATAAATGCCCGTTGCCTACACCGACCTATTTAACGAGGCGTTAGACGGTCTAGCAGCCACGCTAACGAGCGTAACGGGCCTGCAGGTAGTAACAGACCCCCGTAACCTTGTGCCGCCTTGTGCGTTTATAGATGCCCCTAGTTTCGTGGCGTTTAACGCAAACATTGTAAAAATTACTTTTCCCGTGCGCCTCATCACCCTTGGCCCCGGCAACCTTGACGCGCAACGCTCGCTAATGAACATGGCCGCTTTAGTGCTGGCTAAAAATGTTGCTGTAACCGCAGGCCGCCCAACCATTGCGGTAATCGGTGGCAGCGAATTAGCCGCCTATGATTTAACAATAGAAATGCAAGCCCAAACCAGTTAGGAAACACCATGTCAAAATATGTAATAGCAAGCCAACGCCTAGGGCAGATCGGTGCAGAATTCGACGTAGACGCGGCAGCTGCCGATGGCGTAAACGTCGAAGCGCTAATTAACTACGGTTTCATATCCACACATAAAGCGCCTAAAGGTGCTAAAAAAGACACAGACACAAGCGAGGATTAACCATGGCTTTTACATATTTAGCAAACCCGGTAGTAACCATTAACGCGGTGGATTGTTCAGACCAATGCACGGCAGCAACCCTTAACCGCGTAACGGAAAGCCTCGAGGCTACGGCCTTTGGTGCAACCGCGCGAACCTACACCGCTGGCC